CGGTACTCTTCCCCATCCGCTTCCAAATCATCACGCAAAGCCTGTATGCCTTTCAGAGTTCTTTTCAGAATATAGGACTCGATCAGTTCATATCTGGTCGGCAGCCGCACTGCATCCCCAACTTCCAGACACGGATTTCCTTTGCAGTCCGCCGTAAACGGGCGGTAAATAATCCCTCTGATCTTAGAGAGAATATTTTTTGCAATTCCTTTCAGCTCTTTTGAACCTTTACCATAGACAAGAAAATTATCCTCGATCACATAGGCATTGTCTCCGGTGCCTACGATCACGCCAATATCATTCTTCTGTTCTCTGATCTGAAGTTTATTAATGGTTTTGACAAGATAATCTTCATAGGTGGCGGTAACATAGAATCCTTTTCCTATCTGTGTACTTTTCGGATTGCGCGGAAACAGATCATCTGCCGGATAAAGGTCATTTCTCGGATATAATCCCTGTATTTCCTGTTCCAGATAAATATAATGGAACGTTCCATCACGCCCCATGTGCCCCATACAGCCGTTAATCTCACAGATGCAGGACAACACTTCCTTGCCGCTCATAGATTCGCCTATGGTGCTCGATTCCTCTGTATCAGAACTTGTCTCACTGGATGCCGTGACCGCCACGGTTTTCTCGATTGACATATTGTCATTAATGAGTGTGATGTCCGCCTGTTCGATTCCGAAATGCTTGAAAAAACTATTGCGGAACTGCTTCATAGTGACCGGATCATAAACTGTAACTGTCGTGATTGTGCCATCTTCATCTGTTTTCTGTTCCTCGTGCGACGGAAATACAGTGTTGTACCATGCTGCCACATCGGCTGTTAAAACATCATACAACGCGTCATAGGCGATAACTTCACGGCATGTTCTATCTGCCGTAGGTGTGTCAGAATCAACCTTGTATCTCCCGAACTGAAACGCCGCATCCGTGTGACCATCAAGTGACATTCTTACTGTCAGCCATTTGCCTTTCATTGGTAGAAATGTGTTTGAGACGGTAAATTTAATCATGGCAGCTTCACACGAACCAAACGTCAATTCCTGTTCCGAACACAAACTTTCGGTCAATTCGAATTTTTCTTGGTGTAGCTCTGTATTTGTGATATTAATTTTTCCGTCATCAGATACGATGGATAACTGCTTATCGACCGTATCTTTTTTGAACAAGTCGCCATATTTATAATTAACCACCGTACACACCCCCTATGAAAGCAAGCCGAACTGAATTGTAACGAATTACCCCATCATATGTTCCGTATATCGTAGGCTGAAAATCTGCCATATAGCCGTACTGCGTCACATAATCGTCATATTCCGGGATATACGCTGTGATATAGCATGCTCTCCCTGTCGCATTTGTGAACTGACTTCTGATATTATTTAAAACCTCATTGAAAGTCTTATTTGTCAGCATAGCCGGGGTCTCAAATTCGACCTTTAACGCCTTTAACTCCACGGCATTTCTGTGCAGGTATCCGTTGGCATCTGTATAATCGTCCAAATCCTGCATGTTGACATATGGACTATATGATTCCGCTTTCATGAAAGACATTGGCACTATGTAATTGCCAATCCTTAAAAGCCATCCGCTGTACGCCATGTTTCCACCACCTAACTGTTTTGGTTTGCGGCTGTCTCAAATGACAGTCGGTAAAATTGGTACAAAATAGCACCTACCGTTTTTGATAAGTGCTAAAATTATTTGTTTTAAATTTCATAATCCGGATATGCCGCTTCCCAAACATCCCTATGGTAGGTATTTACCTCTCCATAATTTGCATCAAAAATCTTTTTCATGCCATATCCAAGTTCAATGCTCTTCTCTTTGAGTTTTCGCCAATTAAATGTTTTCCAGTCCACATCGTTCATTGCTGCAACACGCTTAATAGAATACCAGTCTTTGCTATAGTCAAGTTCCTGCTGCAGCTTTTCATTCTCCTGTTCTGCAATCTGCCTGCGCTCTACCTCGTCTGCATATGCCCGAAGTGCCGATGGAAAATCTTTCGGGACCTGTCCCCTCTCCATCTCGTTAAAACGCTTTACATATTTTGCTGTGAATAAGATACCTTTTTCTCCTGTAAACTTATTAGCAAGAAAATCACAACCAATCTTGGTAACTTCATAACACGGCATCTTCTTGTTTTGCCCTGTCAAATACGTTGATTTGATGAAATAATCGGTAACGGGAATTTTCCCTTTACCTAATGTTGGTATAATTCCTGCCTGTTTAGTGCTTCCGTCTGGATTTGTTGTCCCTTCCAATTTTTTTAAAATCTCATAGTGTGGAACTTCCATCATTTCGGCAATTTCAACTGTCGTTATCGTGTTCGTATTGTTTTCAAATCCAATTTCATCTTTAGTCATAAGAGCTGTGTATGCCATATTTTCTATCTCCTAAATTTCCGAGCCTTACATTTCGCAAGGCTCAACCTTTAAATTCACGTGCGTTAGGAACATACCCTAACAGGAGTCGCACGCTATATATTTAGTAAGATTGTAATTTCCCGTGACGAAATACTGGAATAGCACCAAATTTTCGGGGCTAAGCGGACAGGTAAGTTATATCTGCAAATTGTTCTATTCTATTTTTACAATCCCTATAAATATCCTTGTAGTGCATACCCATTGACATATCAATTCTAATAGTCTGCAAAATAATGCTTTCTACAAGGGTTAAATTATTGAGATCTGAAACTGTGATATTGTCGCGATTTCCACCAATTACTGATTTTGCCAACTTGGTATATGTCACATACAGTTTATCTGAATGCGTACTTCCTTGTTCTTTGGCATAGTCTACAAGGAGTTTAATCACATCAGTTTCTTTCAGCCGATTTTCTTTATTAGCGATTCTTGTTTCGCCCCATAGTTTCGATTGCTTTTCAAGAATAAATCTGCGCATTGCATAAAACTGTCGAACCAACTCTTTCTTAAACTTCACAACTATTTTTGAATTTCTCAAAAGAGTTATAACAAATGTTGCTTGTTCCTCATTCAAATAATAAACTCTTTCCGGCTGTCCCCTTTTCCCCGATTTTAAATCGGAGAAATCAATATTGCCAAAGTCTAAAATATCTTTCTCGTATTTTCTGATAATAGCAACAACAGATTCATGTTGGTTATTTGTTCCATCTGCAATCACTTTGCTGTTTGTAAAAACATCGTTTCCTTTGAGTTCCACCAATTCATACATCCTCTTTTCCACCTTTCTTTCGCTACTGTCATTTGACAGGCAGGTTTAAATTTCATTTTTTTATTTTTCTTATGCAGTTTGAAATAAATAAAAAGACCACCAAAGACTGAATTTCTTCAATCTCTGGCGGTCACGAATCCGCACCTATTCCTCATAGGCTTGCAGGACGTCCTAAATTCTTTAGGTCTTGCCTGCGTGATTTTTAATTACTGAAATTATATATTTTCTATGTGTGTTTGTCAAACAGCTAATTTGCAAATTTTATCAGCAATTTTCACAAATTAAACAATTCTGGGCAAAAACGCTTGCTAGAATACTTATCCGATCTGTTAAAAATCAAGGAATACAAAAAAGACACCCGCTGAGGTGTCTTTTTCTAATTGAATTATTTTGTTTTCTTATTTTCCCCTGCTGCTTTAAGTACTCTCCATTTGGGATCATTGCTAAAGTTTTTTCTTTCTGTAATTTTTGCTGATTCTTCTTTCAACTGTTCATTTTCTCTCTCTAATTTTTCTATTTTCTTTTCACGTTCTCTCTTTTCTTTAATAAGTACGCTTTTTTCTTTTTCCAACTGATCTGCGTAAATAAGTGCTTTTGATTCTCTGTCATATAATTCCAAGTTTTTATCAGTTGTCTGTTCTATTCTCTTATTTATTTCTTTAATTTCCCATTTGTGATTTTTTTCTTTTTTCTCCAACTCATATTTTAAATATTCTATTTGTTCATTTGCTTCTTTTAATTCTTCTTTACACGCCATTAGTTCTGATTCTAATGTTTTATCTCCCATGTATTTTCCCTCGCTTATAAGGTTCCTATGTAATTTTCAATATACGAAATATATTCAACAGGGATTCCGTTCAAAACATCTATTTTTATATCAGAATAATCTCTGTTTATAGACCAATCGTACGAATTTTCTTTTCTTAAGTCTGATATTTCTCCTGTATCCTTGTTTTGGTACATGTATTTATCATTCTGTTTTAAATTCACACAAACAGTTACTTCCATGTCTGATATGTCAAATTTATAATAATCATAAAGAGTAAATATACAGATAACTTTGCTATCATCTTTGCCAAGATACAATGTATCCATATTTTCAAAGTCAATTCTGTTCTTTTCACTGTCTATATAAACATGAATATCAAAATCTTTTGGATCGTTTTCATACAGCCAATAGATATCTTCTTCTGAAAGTGTGCTTATATCAAATTCAACTATGACATATGGCATATAACCATTTTTATATTTCATCTGACACAAATCTACTGATTTTATTCCAAATGTACTATCATTATAATTCATGCCGTCATATGGTATACTTTTTACATTTTTTTCTACTCCGCTTTCTCTTTCAGTTACGACAGTTCCATCCGTTTCTGTTGTCTCTATTTCTTCTTCCTCATATCCGTTTCCGCATCCGGTTAACACTACCGTAGCTATTGTCAAAATTACTATCCCCCACTTTTTCATGAACTCCCTCCCATTTGTAATATGTTATACAAACCATACCACAAACGAAAGAGAGTTGCAATTAAAATATAGGAACTGGATTCCTCTGCCCTGCTTTTGCTTCTTCTCGCCATTTTTTTATAACATTCCTATATGCCTGATTCGAATCAAGAACCGCCGTAATATCTGCTTTTTCAAGTTTTGATACAATGACGTCTCCCAGTTTATCGTAATCAATAGCGCTTGACATTGCTATCTGCATTTCTTTTCCTATTGTACTTTCAATGCTTCCCGAACTGTATTTTATAGAAGCATTTACATTGTCCGTTATACTCCTGTTGTACTTATATGCAACTTCCGGCGCTGCTTTTAACCCTGCCAATCCAAAACTGTCCTTAATTCCCTCGGACCAGTTTTTTATCTCCTTAAATGTACTTTTAGATCCATCAGAAATACCATTATTAAATCCTTCTACCGTAAATCCTGCAAATTCTTTAAACACTCTTGATGGCGAATGTATGCCCATCAAATTTGTAAACCAAGAACTGATATTGGATACCCAACTGGAAATAACTCCGTACGTGGTGTTCTGGTTTCCGGAAACTCCGCCATTGAATCCCTCTACAGTATATTTACCATAGTCAGAAAATACTGTGGATGGTGAATGTATTCCCATATTGGTTGTAAATGGCTGTTTAATGTTGTTCTCAAGATATGTGAGCATGGCATCATTTGTTGTGTTCGAATTTTCTGAAATACCATTATTATATCCATCTATCGTATTTTTCGCCCATCCTCTTCCCATACCAGAAAGCATGGCATCTTTTAAACTTCCTTTTTGTGTAATTGCTCCTGTTACTGTGTCTACAGCACTTTGAGATTGAGCAACACCACCATCTGCAAATCCTTTGACAATTACCTTTCCGCCTACTATTGCTACATCATGACCTCTACCATTATAGTAAGTTATTAGTTCGTTTTCTAGTTCGGATGTCATTGTCGGTATTGCTTCTTTTGTTCCAGCTACTCCTCCAATACCAAATTGCACCATTCCTTTTTCGCCAAGGTCGTACATATCTTGGTCTGTCGTTCCATAGGCATTAATAACTGCTTGGTATAACTCTACTGCTTCTTTTCCAACTACCTGTTTACCTTCAACAAATATCCCACCAAGATCATCTATTGCTTTTGTAGCGTTCAATGTGATTTGTCCGAAATTAACTTCATTTACAGCATCAGACAATGTATTATATTTCTGTGTATGCTGTTCAAGCATATCATTTGCAGTATTGTAAGATGTTGTAGCTTTTTCAACCTCATCTCTAAGCGTCTTTTGTGTTTCTGTTATTTTGGACTGTTCATCTTCCAGAAAAACCATTTGCTTTACGAGTTCATCATGTGCATCACCTGCATTTTTAGCTTCTATGCCATTTGCTTTTAATGCATCTGTATTTCGTTTCCACCAGTCATTTAAGTCCTCGGTTGCACCTATATCGGATAAGATTTCGTTTAGTTTATCCAACGCTTCTGCGTTATCTTTGTAGTTCTGCTCTGATACTTCCAACTCGACATTAGCTTCCGCAAGTGCCTTACTGTACTGCTCTACAACATCTTTGTATCCTGCAACTCTATAATATTCTTTCTGTGCTTCTATAGTCTTTAATAGTTCTTCCTTTTGTGCTGTATATTTTCCAGTAGTCATATCAATCTGATTTGCTAATTCTGGACAAATATCAATAAGCTGTTGTGCTCTCGTTTTTAATGTTTCTTGATCTGCTGCTGTTAAGCTCGTCTTGTCTGCAAGTTCGAAATATGAATCTGCAAGCTGTTGAAGCTGATCTGCACTTGCTTCGGATTTAGATGTTAAATCCTTTGTAGTATCAGCTAAATCTCTTAGATTTTGTGCGGCATCTTCCATTTTCTGGTTATTTGATCCTATTTCTTCCTCAAACTCCAAAAACTGATCTGCAATCTCTTTTTGCCAACTTTTATGGAAATTATATACAGCTAACCCTATTGCTGCGATCGCCGATGCTATTGCTAAATAAGGATGCGCAACGACAGTAGCTGCAAAATTCAAAAGAGTATCTTTTATTGCCAAAATCTTTGTCTTAATATTGTCTAATGCTGATAACGTAATGGTTGATATTTTTATTGCTGCAATTACTCCAAGAATGGTTGCTTCTATTGGTGCGGCAGAAAATATACCAGACCATGTGCTTAGCCCAGCATTTATAGCTTTCCAAATTACCTGCGCAATTTTTCCACATATGCCAAGCCAATCTATATCAGACAGGAACTCTCCGATTTTCTTTCCAATCCTATACCAATTCACTCCATCAATAGCAGAAATCATTGCATCAAGCAAACCTTTCGCCCATGTATTCAATGTTCTTGCCAAAAGAGTAAACTTGAAAGTTTTGAAAAATTTATTAATCCCTGCTGCAATAGAATTTCCAAAATTCTTCCAGTTAAATCTCGTTCCAAAAGAATTTAAAAACTCCAATGCAGTATTCAGTGCCCCGGCAATCGTTTTTCCTACATTTCCAAACAGTCTCGGATTGATAAGACCATTGAGGAAATCTGCCAAGCCTTTGCCGAAGTTTCTTGCCTTGGAATAAATCTTATCCCAGTTGATAGACTCCATAGCTTTTGATAAGGCATCACTGATGTATTTTCCAAGTTGTTTCAGATTTTTAATATCACTTTCGTAATTTTTGAAAATGGTATCAGTCTTGACAAGTTTACCGCCACTGGCACCGCCTGATGCGCCACCGCCGCCGGAACCGCCCGAACCTTTTTTACCCGAACCATCATTTGTGGTAATCAGTTTCAATTCATCAAACTGACGGACGCCCTTATTCATCTTGTCGATGTTCTTTGCCGCCTGTCCGGTATTGTCAGCAACATCGCCTGCGCTCTCTGCCGCATCTGAAAAACTATCTGCAAGACCTGAACCGGAATCCTCATATTTCCATCCGAAGATTGCGCCTAAAGCGTTTGTAACCTTTGTGACAAAGCTGATAACAACCAGTAAAACGGAATTGAGTGCTTTTACGAATGGTTTAAAAGCATTGATTAATGCTCCACCAATAACACTGCCAAGCTGTTCAAACGACTGTTTTAAAATTCTGATCTGGTTCGCCCACGAATCAGCCGTACGCGCAAAGTCTCCCTGCGCTGCCTGCGTATTGGCAAGGACGTACTGATACCGGAGCATTGTCTTTTCAGCCTGTGACATAGACGCAATATCAGAATCTAATCCCTGTTTCATCGCCCACTCTTTAAGGGTTGCCTGTGTAAGATCAAGACCGTAATCTCTTAATGGGCGTGTCTGTCCGGTAAATATTGCAGCTAAATCCTGCGACACAACATCCTGATCTATGTTATACAGAGATGCCATATCAGCAGTTAATTTTGTTAAATTCAAAGACACATCAGCCATGGAATCAGACAGACCAATATAGCCATCTGTCTGTTTGTTCAAAAACTCATTGGCTTTCTTTATCAAACTGCTGTCAATTCCCATGGCTGTTCCCATTGCTTGGAATCGGCTTGCCGTCTGTTTCAGTGTCAGTTCTGACATACCGAACTGACGTATAGAATCCTGTGCAAAGTCATTGACTTTCTTTGACATGTCCCCAAAAGTAACATCAACAACGTTCTGAACCTCTGTTAATGCGGATGATATGTCGATTGCATTTTTTATTCCTCTTATCGCTCCGTACAGACCAAGATAAATCCCCATAGAGGACAAAATCTGTCTTGTGAATGACTTGAGTCCAATCAATGCTTTCCCTGTGGATGTCTTAAATCCAAGGAAAGAACCGGAAAGATTACTGATGCTGTTATTTAATCCAGTAATCGCACCTCCAGATCTGTTTGAAAGATTTCCAAGTGCCTGTGTCATTTGTAAAATATTTGCGCTTACATTTGGTGCTTTTGAGAGTGTCTCAAACAGATATTTAAGGTTATCAGCAAGCAAAGGTATATTTGTTACTGCACGTCCGCTTGCAACGCTTCCAAGCCTTGATATGGCTGTCACAAGGTTACTCATATTCGTCATATCAAAATTCAATGCACCTATCTTGTTTATCTGGCGTACAAAGTTTTGTAACTGCGCAGATAAAGCCGGTAAATTCTTTGTCGCCTGTGTAGATGCCTTGCCACCAATTTTCGACAGTGCCGACACCATGCTTGTGAGTCCGCTTGTATCAACAGCTTTAACACTTGCTATTCCAGATGCAAGATCTCTTACGGCAGAAGATATTCCGTGGATAGAATTTGCATCAACACCAGAAAATTTGTTGAGTGCTCTGACCATAGATGTTATTTCCGTAGATTTTCCACCTTTGAATCCAGTCGCAGCATCGGAAATGCTTCTGATTCCGCTTGCAATATTTGAAAGTTTTGCAGTGTCAAACGATATGCTTTCCCGGAGCCTATTCATGCTGTTTACAAGGCTTTCTATGGAATTACTTGCTTTTGCAGAGTCAGCTTTGATTTTTATTTGTAATTCATCAATGTCTGCCATATATGCACCAACTTTCTATGCAAAATAAAAAGACGGTAGGCTGTGACACCTTACCGTCCTTGATCTACTCTTTTAATTTTTCTCTTGTAACCGGTCCGCATTTCTTATCTACTGTAATTCCGACTTTTTTCTGGAATGTTCCAATACCGGTCGCCGTATCATTTCCAAGAATACCGTCCACATTACTGTTTCCCTTTTTATCTTTTTCATCCAGGCATCCGTGATAAATAAGCTCCGTCTGAAGCCATCTCACATCATCCCCTCTCATGCAAGGGAATTTTTTCTTTAAAATCCTTGCAGGTTCCGGGTATGGGTTTAAATGATCTTTTACATTTTTTCTAGGGTTTCCGCTTGTCACAATCGCTGTATGACCTTTTGTTTTTGTGACAATAACATCTCCGTTGTAAAGAACCATTCCTGCCGCATAACCTCCAATGTCATCAAACATGCCACTCGAAAGAAGTACAGATTTTTCATTTGCTGTGGTGAAATTTCCAACATCTTTTCCAGTTGCATGAATAATGCATGCACGTACCGTTGTGCCGCAATCTGCTTCTGTTTTTACTTTTGAATTAATACCATATTTGACAATTCCAAGCCGGTGTCCCTGACAGTAGCCAATATTATCATTATTGCACGCTGTAATCATTGATTCTGCCAGTTTATCCGCCATATCTTTTGTTTTTGGCCTTAACACATACCATCCTTTTTTATGAACATAAAAGTTTTGCATACTTACTTCTGTTCCGGTCTGATCTCCCGGTCTCCCACCGGTCAATTTCCCATTTTCATCATGTCTTGCAGATCCAATTCTAATTGACATATTTATACCTCCAAGTTCTTTTCTGGTTTTGGATGGCTCAACTCATAGTTTGACTGCATAATTTTGAGCTTTGCCACAAATAGCTCTCTCTGTTTCTTAATTTCTTCTTCCGTCATTTCTGAATCATCTTTCCCTTGTTGCTCATTGATTGGTTTTTTAATATACTTTGATTTTGCTTTTCGACCGGCAAGGCAATGTTCTACTGCCACCGATACCGCAGACAATCCGTATGTTCCAAACCACATCCACATCTCATTGTCTCTTTGCTTTTTATCTAAGTTGTAAGCATCTGCATAAGGCTGTAAATCAGCCGGGCAGGACGTGTCTATGTCACGCACGGTAAATCCATACCCTTTTGTAACTAAAAGCCAGAATGGGCGGATTTCCGCACAATATTTTTCCCACGTAAATTCTTCCGGTTCTCCCGTCTTTATTTCCGTTTCGTTACTTTCTTGCGCTCCTGATTGAGCATCTTGGATAAAAAACCGTTTGCAAGCATCTCCGTCAGCAATGATTCATACAGCATATTTCCATCTGCATCTTCCTGATCAAAGTAATCATCCAGCATAGAAAACACTTTTTTCATCTGCTTTTCTTTCTGTTCCTCATTGTTCGGATCATATCCAAATTCTTTTTCATGGAACTTCTGCACGCCGACAAGAATCAATTCCGGCAGAAGCATAAGAACTGCATTAACGTTTTTGACTCCGTCCTCTATCTGATCTAACTGTACAATTTTTGCAATGATCCCACTCTTTAGAGTAGCTTCATACCCAAATTTGATATTCAGTTCCTTTTCTCCGAGTTTAATCTTTGTCATATACTTTCCCTTTCTCCCTCTCTATAGGGAAAGGGCAGTCCGAAGACCGCCCTGTTCTTTTAAATTGTTTCTTCAAGCTCTGGCTCGGTTGTCTGGTTATCGTCAGCCGATCCAACCGAACTATTCGACTGACGTGTTATTCCCCCGGTGTAAAAGCTACAGCGGTGTCCATTCCCTTGTATTCCTCAATGGTAAGGTTCATTTCAACCGTCAAAAGCTCATTCTGACCAATTTCCGGCTGTGGGATCTGCTCCGGTGGCTGTGCGACCACAAAAAACGCATCGGTAAATCCAGGAATAATAGTTTCAAACCACATTCTTTTCCCGCCGGAAAGCGCCTTGTACGCTGTGATAAGTGCTTCCCACTCTTCCTTTGTGGCATCTGTAAGGTTTACCGTAATAGGGAAAGAGCCACCGGTATCTGCGCGCCCCTTTACATATCTGGTAATAGCATCTTCTAATGCAGATGCGTCAATCTGTTCCGGCTCAATGTTGATACCGCCGATTGCGTTAATTCTTGTAAGCTGTTTAAACGATGTAGGCTTTGTTCCGGCTGTGGTTTCTGTTCCATAGCCAAACGTAATGCCTAACGTAGACAATCCTGCTTCTGCCATTTTTACCTCTCTTTCTACCGCCAAATAATGCGGTTATCGGGCGCATCTTTTTGCACCCGGTGCATAAAAAATAGAGCCTTTCGGCTCTTTTACATCAATCTGTCGTTGGCTCCGATTATCCGCCGGAACCTTGCAACGCTTCTAAATTTTTTCTCACTGTCATTTTTAAACTCCGGCATTGCTGTGATTTGAAATCGCATCTGTTTAAAGGCATCAGCTAAAATAGCCATAATCCCTTTTGCATCGCTCTGCTTTGTGTTTGTAATGACGTCAACCTGTATTGTTTCCTGCACCGCATTTACGGATGTGCCCTCTAAATCTGCCCCACGTTCAAGCCCCGGCATCTCATGTATGTAAATAGTCGGAAAAACAGGGTCTTTATCAAGGTTCTTTTCAACCGTTGTAAATGCAGTGTCAAAATTCATGCTTTTGTATTTCTTCTGGAGTTTTGGTTTGGCTATCGTTACAACATTGGAAAAAATGTTTGTTTCAAGGTCAAATACCCACTGGTTTCCTGCCATTATTTAACCACCTCATATGTTTTCTTGAAAATATTCGTCTTGCATGGATATAATTCTCCACTTACACCGCGGATAATATAATCTCCAACAGTAACATGATGGTTTCCTTCAAGCGTCTTAATGTAAAGTTCGCATGGCGGCGCGTCTTCTGAAATCGGATTCTGGTAAAACAAAACGCCTTTTTCAAATGCTTCTGATGCCCATTTCGGCACGTACCAATTACCGCTTTTGTCCTTTAAATCACCGTCATACTGAAATGCTTCAATTACTACCGGTTTTTTCCTGTACTTCATTATCCAAACACCTCCTTCGCTGTCTGCGTGACAATCTGCCGCAACTCATTTGCGGTCAGATACATAAATGGTCGGCTTGGCATTCCCTCTGTAAACCACCAATCGCCATTGTCGTCCTTATAAAACCATCCATATCTTCCATCTGAAATCTGATGGATAGTTTTTCCACTTGCGTACTGCCACGAAACACCCTCCGGCAGTTTCCCAGGATAAGGACTTTGCTGTCCCACAATTCCGGTTCCAAACTCAACAAATGCGGCGTGGTCTGTACCGGCTATTACCGCCCATATCCCGCCGCCCTTAGTGCTCCCTTCATATTCCGCATGAATACTAGAAATCAGTTCCGATGTAAATATTGCGTCAAGGTCAGCAATTTGCACTCTGGCAATCTCTACGCCCTTTTCCGCGAGTTTTTCTGCCAATAGCTGACATTTATATGTCAAGCTGTTTTGATAGGCTCTAAGCTCTCGTATGGCGTTCTGAACAGACTTTTCAGACAGGCTCATTGTGATTACTTTCTTTCCCATTCAGCACCTACTTCACATTTTTTTGCAATAAGAACAAATCAACCGTCAATCCCTCGTCCGCAACACCCTTTACAATGTAATCAGCGGAATTTTCATCAACGATTGTTTCTGCTTCATCCTTGTACTTAACATCCGATTTTTTCCACACAAGCGAACCAACACTTAATGATAATTTCCCTTTATCTTCAACAATTTGAACAAAGTTTGTGGAGTCATCAACTCCGAACTCTTTTATAAGCGATTCGCTCAATTTATTGCTGATTGAAGAACAAAAAACCACAGGCTTTTCATAACCTGTGGTGTATTCTCCTGTCGTTTTTGGTATTTTGTTTCCGTCATCGTCAAGGTAATAAATTACATTGCCATCAGAATCCGTGTATGAGGAATACTCAATGTTCCCCTCTTCATCCGTAACGTATACCGGAACTTTCCCGCTTTGTAACGAATAACACATTTTTTGCTTATTCAATTCAAGCATTTTATTTCACATCCTTGCCAAACCGTTTCCACAGTTCAGACAATTTTTCCCAGCCATACATTGCAACAAAAGCAACAATAAATCCTGCAATAATAGCCGCCAAAATCATGTACCATAAAATTGTCATCTGAATATACTGCATATATGCCACAAATGCAGCTACAGTAATTCCAATGGAAAGTACAAACACAAGAATGTCTGTCGGCACCTTAGAAAACGCTCCTACGCCCTTGATAACCTGTGTTATTACAGATACAACAAAAGCAAGTGCCCCAATGATTGCCAAAATGATTGTCATATTGGCAATAACGCTCTGTAAAATGTCCATGATTACACCTCCTTATCATCATTAAGACGGTTTTCAATTCCGTCAATTCTGTGATGCGCTGATTTCACACTTTCCTCAACTTTAATAATCCGGTTGTCATGTGAGTTGATTTCTTTTCTCATCTCCGAGACTTCATTCTTAATATCCGTCGTGTTGTTTGAGATGGCATCCAGTTTCATATTGATGCGTGTATTTTCTTTCACGCGTTCCTCAACATCCTTTGTGTCTGTTCGCTTGTTATTCTTTAATCCCATATAGACGGAAAAACCGAGTGATAACACGCTTATAATGATTGCTGTAGATAATTCTATCGTCACATCATATACCGCCTTTCTTTGTAATTGGCACACCGCCCACCACCGCTCAATGTGTGCCGCCTGCTATCGTTTTGTCAATGTCGGCAACACGATAACGCTCAATCTTCTAAACTCCTCGAAATCGAGGGGTTATAATGATTTTATAAACGGAAATACTCCCACAAACAAGCTTTCCCTGTCTTTCCAGCTACGGCTTACGCCGTTTTCTGAATAGCTTGCCATATAGGCTTCTCCTGCCTGTGAATGGTCGTACACGGATAAATTGACGATTACATCCTCAAACTTTTTCAAGTCTTCGGATATTTTTTCATCCGTGTAGCTTTCCGGGTAATTCCGCTTGCTTACTACTTCATTTCTTGCCTGTTTGATAAGCTGTTCAATGTAAGGATTATCTTCTTTCTGGTCGAACACGACAACATCAGAAGTAACACCATCTTCGTCCGTAACGGTTTCAATATGAAATTGTTTCAGTCTGATTTTGACCTGCTCTAATGTTGTATATTCGTCCATTCTTCCCTACCTATAATCCGAACTGCTCGATCAAAATGCGTTTCAGTTCCGCTCCGCTGATTTCTTCTGCACCTTCAATTCCATGTTCAGCGGCAAGTGCCTGTAAATCAGCAGTGCTCATTCTGTTAATCTCTGTCTTGGTGTACCCGCCGGAAGATTTCTCTCCCGGAACAATGTCCGGGATTTCATCTCCTGCTTTGTACCATCTTCCATTGCGCTTTACCGTATATTCAGCAATCATACCGCACCTCCTACGCAACTTTCATGACAACAACGCTGTCCATGCCCTCAAAAGTAGGCAATCCGATCATTGACACAACGCAATGAGTGTTGATCGGATGATTTGTTGCGTATGTATATACCGAAATACCGGTTTCTACAATAGAAAGGTTTCCGTCTGTCAAACTTCCGCTTCTCTCTTCCGGTGTCTTTCCAAAGACATAATCTCCAAGGTACACGCCGGATGCCTGCGCTGAAATAACTCCTGTAGGAATAAAATATTTGGTAGCACCGTCTGCAGGGTCGATGTAAAGTTTGTCGTAAACTTCAATCTCGATGCCGTATCCTCTAAGATACTCTGTAACCTGCCCCTGCTGTAAACGAATACCTCCATTGTAAGCAGTAATTCCAAGCACCTGTTTCTTTGTGTCTTCTGCCTTAAGAACCATCTCCCATGTTTCTGTATTCATGCTAAAACGCGCAAGGGAATATCCGGTTTTCTTTGCAAACTCACGTTTAATCTCGATAAGATCATCAAGTGGCGTTGCTGTTTCAGATGCAGACCATTTATCGGTATCGCTTCCGGAGATATCCTTGTAATGATCTCTCTTGTGCGCCACTCCATTGTCCGAAGTATAATCAACATAGTAGCTCTTGCCACCAATTGTTACCTGTACTCTTGGAATACCATCAGATGGTGCTAATAACTGCCAAATCTGGCGTTCCGGCACTACTCTTGCCCCATCAATAAGCATCATCGGTTTTTTGCTGATTTCTCTAAGCACCTGGTTTGCCATGTTGGAATTTTCTGCCGACTGGTAATTTGCATACTCCTGCTCTTCACGCTCTGTTACCATGTAAGACTCACGGTAGAAAGGCATCTCGTTCTGAATGTCCGAAAATCCACCGACGTCTCTTAGCTCTGCCTGCGCATCAAAATTTGATGCCTTTAAGGATACCGGGAGACCGTTTTTCCCTTTGATAAATCTAAGCTCAAGGCTGTCCTGTTTTCTGGTTCCAAATTTCTGTCTACCTAAGTAAGGCGCGGAACCAAGCGTTTTTTCATAATTATTCCACATAACCCCAAGGCTTCTTGCGGTAAATGCTTCTGCTAATGGTAATGCCATTCTCTAATACCTCCATTTCTTAATCAAAAAAAGTGACACGCGGTGTTGCTGCTTTTGCAGTTGCTTCCACGGTCACTCCGTTCGCTATTACCTTTGCGCTGTCAATAGAACCCTGATATACATAAGTTCCAGGCGCATCTCCCATTGTTACGTCAACATCTTCCAGAAGATACCCTTTGCAAGATTCGTCATTGCTTGGAAAAGGTGTCCCAGCCTTTGCAATCTTCTTTCCGTTTGCATCGGCACTTGACACCATTGTCTGCGGAACGATGCACGCCGCACCCTCATAAGGAAAGAATTTTAAAATTCCTTTACTCTGTGTAAAGTCTCTTTCAATCGGTTTTCCCATAATTTACCTCCTATAAAACATAATGGTCTTTGGCTTCTACATTTTTTGCCGGTTCGCCAAAGCTGATACTTTCGGCATTTTCAACATCTGCCGTTTTTTTATTCTCTCCACTTGCAGTACCGCCGCCCGGATTTTCAGTATTATTTGCAATCTCCTGTTCCTTTGCCTGCGCTGCTGCGGTTTCCTTTTCGGATGTAATCTTTCCAAGAGCGTCATAATCAAGGCTTCCATCATCTTTGACGACAGATTTTGCCTGCTCTGAATTGATTTTTAACTTTTCCATCAATGCTTCGCGCTGATCTCTGATGGCGTTTTTCTTCTGCATATCTGCAATCTGCTGATTTGCTGTCTCTAACGCCTTGTTTGCTTTTTCAAGTTCCGTGAGGTTTCCTGCTTCCATTTCATCCAGCTTTTTCTGCAACTCATCTGCGCTGTCTGCCTTTGCCTTAAGCTCTGCTGCTTTTGCCTGTTCTCTCTGTACGGCACTGCCGTAATCAGCAATGATTTTTTCAACATTTTCCTCACTGATACCCATTGCAATTAACTCTTCTCTTTTCATTGATTACCTCCGATATGTCTTTACGAATTTTTGCGGTGCAACGACACCGAATGACACTGTTGTTTTTTACGCTCACAACTTTGCGAATTTTTATAAAATAAAAACAGCCGCCGATTACTCGGTAGCTGTCTTATTTTGTTGTTTATTTAATTGATTTACAATTTCCTGTGCTTTTTGTTCCTGTTCTTCTGCATCATCAATGGTTTTCCATAAAGCATCCATGTATGGCTTAGACTGCAAAAATGTTTTTTCCGAATCGCCCCAGAGTCCAACCGTTTTAATTGCAATAAGAGGATGTATGCCGCACTCTAATAGCTGATATAGCGTTTGCGACTTTGTATACATATTGTCTTGCGGGCTATGATTGATTTGCACATCAAAATCCCTCATTGACAATTTCAAATCATTGTCCTTAACGCGTATTACATTTAAGACAACTTTTGCAAGTCTCTTCTCTGCCGATTTCACAATTGGGTCTTTTAATTTTGCTCTTGTCTTTGAAAAATCCCATCCAGCCCTTAATGATACTGCTCCTTGTGTATCTCCTCCAGAGTTTTGGGACTCTCTGTTTGGTATTGCTAATATTGCCAAGGCATTGTCCCACAAATCATCTTTTGCCACCTGACACTGGCTCTGATTTAGTTCCTGCGTCATAATCTCAACATCGGCTTTGTTATCCTTGTTATTGGACTTTACCGTCAAAGCATGGCTCATTTTCATCTCTTCAAACGTTTTTTGGTCGATTTCACAGTTCACAAACTTAACCCAGTACTGAACAAACTGCTCAATTCCATCCATTCTGTTTGACTGCATATTGTTTATGGCATCCAAAATACCTATGACAAGCTCAATATCAGAAATTCTCTCATGATTATTTGGAAACTCAACAATAGGTATACTTCCAAATGCATGCAATTTCCATTCAGAAACTACTCCGTTTTGAAGTTTACATGAATAGTTGTCCGTATAGCACAGTTTGTACCATCTTCCATCTTCGTCTTTAAGCTCCTGCACCGCAACCACCGGTTCTTCCGTGCTCCGATTATAAATAACACACGTATTCATTGGAGTAGGCGCAACAATTTGAAATGGTATTTCTCCATTTGCAAATCTTACCGCCTTAAAAGATGTTCCGGTTGCTGACTGCCACTCTCCTGCTTTAATGTCTTTTTCCTGTTTATTCGCATCCACAAGATAGTCATTCAGCGCATCCACTGCCCGATTAATTTCATCATCATCTTTTCGACTGATAAACTGTATTGGCTCGCCATATGTCTGTCCTACTTTGAACTGAACAATCTCATACGCATGATTTTCTACTATTTTGTTTGTAATATCAGCATTTTGCACCTTTACACGGTATAAAACAGGCTGGTCACCTTTGTAATATCGCCAAAGATATTCTATGATGGTTTTGTTGTAATAAAAATTTCCGATGCAGTCTCCCACCACATTGACAATATTATCTGCTGTGATGGTTTCAACATCTGTATATAAAATTTTTCTACCATAACAGCCTTTAACAAGGTCTTGGAGAGATTTGTCATTTCTCATTTTTTTCTCCTAAATAAAGGTCATTCCGCTGGATGTTGCACGAAACGGAAGAGATTTTAATTCTGTTTTTCCATTCTCCGGATAAAAAACAACTTTCTTGTGACATTTTCTGCACTCAACAGAAATTTGCATTGTTGAACGCCCATCGTGTGTGGCAACTTTTCTTCCGCAACGCGGGCAATATATTGTTTTTGGTGTATATACCATAAAGTCCTCTTTTCTTTGAAAAAGAAAAAGCACCGGAGATTCCTCTTCGATGCTCTTCCAATGGGGGATGGTAAAGTGTTCAACTATTTGTTGACTTCTTCGATTATAACTATATCAGAAAAAAAACGGACATATCGGACAACTTTACTCTTTCATAAATCTATCAAACGCTTTTCTCACGCTGTCTTCTGTGTTATTGCCTCCTATTTGGTCGGCAACCTTATTCCAAGATTGATTTTCTAAAAATCTAAGGTTAATTATTCTTCTAATTCTGCTATCATCAACGCTTGCAATAAATTCTTCAACCTCATTGGTTTTTTCCAGCAAATCATCTTCAAGCAACTGCAACGTGGCTTTTCTAGCATAAAGAAGTGTTTTCTTTCTGCTGTACTCTGGAAAAGGTATACCCTCAATCTTAAAATGCTGTTTACCGCCATCGCCGCCGCTAACAGAATCTATAACCATTTCTCCGGCTTCGATTTTACTTATATCTTTTTCAAGCCGTTCTATCTTTAATCTTACTTCTTTCACCTCTTCTTGCAGGTCTGAATATTGTGATAAAACTTCCTTTGTTACCATAAGATATTAATACCTCCTGAATGGGTTTTGCGCTGCTTCAACTCTTGCTATTCTTTTATTGCCATAAATCATGTCACATAATTGTGCCGTAGAGTCTATCCCGTCATCATGCTTCATTTTCCCTTCAAAAGTAGCAGACAAAATATTTTGAAAATACTTTCTGTACTCTTTTGTTTGATATTTCATGTCCACAAAATGAAGTTTTCGTATGTCTGGAGCATGATTTTTGATTCTATCCATTTTTGCAGTCTGATTGTCTGCCGGATCATGACTTGTGTTAATAGGGTATCCGTCTTTTTCCCATATTTTTTCACAGTCTGTGCGGTATGCTGATGTTGTCTTTGTTTCCTCAAAATGGACTTCTGCTGTCTTATTATTAAATTTATCTAAATGTCTTTCCATTCGTGAAGTAACTTCCGGTATGGTAATTTCCTTATCACCGTCATTGTAGACAACATCAGTAATATAATGTTCTCCGTCAATCTCATAGCAGATAGGCATTGATACAAAATCACCGCCACCATAAGCAGGGTCATTAGCTGCAAATATCCTATCAGGTCTTATTCCTTCAAGTTCTGCCGGATTAAAGAAATTCATAATATCGACATTGAACATCTGACCCTTTCTTTCAATAGGCTCCTGTTGATACTGTGCAAACCATGATGCCATATCGTCATTGTTTTCAAAAGATGCCATACGTCTTTTGTAATCAAGAGTTGTATATCCCAAATGATACGGATAATCAAAATTGCTTTCTCCGTTTTCATTTAGAGCAGGAATAATAACCTCTCTGTGCCGTATGCCTTTGTATTCAGGATCATTTTGTAATAGGTCTAAACGTCTACCTTGAACGTCCTTTTTCGCCCAACGTGTTCCTATCCCCAACAATTTAGCCTTTCCAGGCTTAATTCTCGGCATAAAGTTGTTGTCGAATTTTCCCCATACAGTATTTTGCCTGTCTTCACTCAATGCTTCATCAATACCGCTGAATAAGTCATCATAAACTCCAAGCCCGTCACAGTCACAAGCACCATTCAATGTTCCGTAAATGCTTCGCATTGTAAATGTTGGGTATGTTTTTTTACGTATAAGGTCTACTGTCAAATCTTTTCCGTCAGTAACCAACTTTTTCTCTACTATATTTGGATATATTTCAGCATACGTGTATGTCGGGTCCGTAATCATTTCTATGATACCGTCATAGTAACCACCAGTAATTTTGTCTGAATATGCCGAATACAGATTAGATCGCTCTGGCCTGTTAGAACCAAACCACAGATTTCCCATTTTGACTATTTGTGTCTTGCCGATTCGTCCAGGGCAAAATACCATTCCTTCGTCCAGCACATCATCGTACAGATCTTGAATAAGCTGTGCTACCTGCCGTAATGGATTTATTCTCGGCTGATAAAATCTCTCTTCTACCGGTCTATTCTTTTCCATGTATAGCATGAAACTTTCAAATCGGTAATGTGCTTCAATCAGAAGAATTTTGTAATAGTCATCAACAAGGGTGTATTTTTCTTCATGTTGTTGGCTGTATTTTTCAAGGTCAAGTATTCTACCGCCTGTCCTACCCATGCAAAAACGCTCTACAATGCCCTTAGAACGGCTTGTAAGTTGTAATCCATACTGAATATCCTTTTCTGTATTTATTGCCACTCCTGCCGCTTCTATGTACGCGTCAATGACCTGTTCATCTATTCCATGTGTATTTATGTAATTTTCATATCCGTTTATTGTGGAAATTAGGCTTGAACTTGCCAAAAGAAAAGCACCTCCGCAAAAAGCAGAAGTGCCTTAAGACCTCTGCCAATAATTTTTGTTGGTTAGCGACTAACTCCGTTTGTTAGCCGGTAATAATTTTTAAATTCTTGCTGTACAGTTTTCGACCTCAAATTCCTTGCTTTCGCCGTTATAAATTGGAACTCCATTCTTGTCCGTATTGTATCTATCAAACACACATACAGTATTTATGCCATTTCCAACACAGTCTGCATGAAAGTCTATGTTGTATGTCAGGAAAATGTATAGGACAGTGCGGATTATTCTAATACTTTTCCATAATATTTTCATTCTTTTACCAGCTTTTCAAGTTTGCAATGCCAAATAGAATATTGCAATCTCGTCATATTCATTTTTTTCCCGTAAGTTTTAATCAAATATTTCTGCATCTTCGGATAATATAGCCATGACTTTGCAAAATCTATAATCTTTTTAATTCCCTTTGACTTTGCAAAATACATTGTTCTTTCATAAATCTTACATGTTTCTACTTTGTCTGTTGATTCACCGATATGCTTAACTTTTTCTATTGGTTCAAATTTGTAGCAGTCTTTCCACTCCATTCTCACACCAACTTTCTGCCGCACATCGGGCAAAATGCAATATCAAAGTATCCTTTCGCCATACAGTGATTTGAATAAATCACAATTCCGGGAACTTTGTCCCCTGTATTCATCATAATTTGCGCATTTGTCAAATTCGTTTCATTTGCACACTTCTGAATGGGAATATTAGCGCCGAATATTCTGCCGTTATCGTAATCCTTGCAAAATTCACACATTTCAATCACTTCCTTATAAACCTAGGTTCACAATCTTCCAAAGTTGTTACTTCTATCATTTCCGGTTCATTTCTGCAAAGCCTTCCGTTTGAATCAAAATATGGTTCCAGTTCTATCTTCGTACGGAAACCATATGGAGTTTTGCAATAAGGGCATGCTTTCTTGTCACTTTCAATTGGTGCGCCACAATTTGCACAATTTAAAACCATATTTATACCTCAATCAAAGTATCAATCAGATCCACTAATTCCTTTTCCGTCTTTTCTTTTGGAGTTTTTCTAAATCTTGTGAAAACATACTCCAAAATAGCTTTTATCTTCAAACATTCTTCCGGACTTGGAAAATAATTCTTCGGACGTGCAGTTTCTTTGCATATATACTCTGCATTTTCCATGCCAAGACAGGATAAACGACCGGAATATATTGGTAATGCACTGCATTTGAATAATTCAGCCTTAATCACTAAATGTTCTTTGTCGTATTCAAAATTCTTATCATGTGCCTTTAATTTTTCTTCGATTCCATCAAGGAACTCAACGCATTGCTTTGTTGAATAGCCAACATAAACAAATTCAAAATACATACTCACACCCCATTTTGCGTAAAAAATACCAACCATCGAATAGCGGCACAAGGAATCGAACCTTGTCATACCAAACCATGCCAACCGCTTTCAAATCTGCAATTTCTATTCACGGAAGTGTTTTATGTTACCAATGATACCGCTTACCATCCATACATCTTCCATCGACCTGAACTATTGCAGTAGTGCCAGACTAAGTGAAGATAAGGAATTGATGTGGCGTGGATTTGCACCACACAGGAGTGTACAATCTGGTCATCTATGTTGTCGGTTTCAACCAATTCTCTACGACAATTCCGTTTACCTATTCCGTCACACATCAACACCCAAGGCATACCTAGGATTTTCGCTCGGGCAAGAGCGCAGATACAAGGGCTCGAACCTTGACAACGATTTTACTCGTTGGAGAGATTAGCGATCTCCTGTGATACCATTACACCATATCTGCATAGCCGAGCAGTTTCCGTTTTTTACTTGCTCCACACTACCCCAAGTGCAAGTTTCTTTTAGTCAGCGGTTGGCGCCATCTTTTGAATGGCAACCGCTCAATCCAGTTCCCTGTGCTAAGTTTAACCGGTATATTGATTAGCACCTACATTTCTGTGATAAACGTACTCGGAGTGTACTGGCAACAACACCCATCGAAGCGGAAGGATTCGAACCCCCGACATTCACTTTTATGAACGCTCCAGCCTACGAGCTTCGCCTCGAAACCGCCATCAGACGGTTATCAATCATATTTTTCGTGCCATGCGTTGCACTATCCTGTGTGATATCACAGGAAATAGGCTGGTGAGGATTTGCACCTCACATAACAACGACTTTCCACAACGGGTAACACCCTTAACAGGTTCCTTCATTGCCTTGTTGATTCAATGACTTGTTCCTAACCAAAGCGTGGTTGTCTTATGCTTAAGCGTCTACCTTTTCCGCCACTGCCTAACATATTTGGGAAATTACATTTTGGGCAGCTCAGGCACCGTGGGATAGATGCCCGAACTACCAATAGGCTGCTGCATGGATCGCTCTTCAACGAAATAACAAGTAGGATTCCCACTTAACCATACAGGCTTACACAGCCGCGCTTCGCGGCAAATACCACCGGACGGTCTCGCACCGCCCTTAACAGAATCGTCCTAGTGGCGAAAGGATGTGCCATGAAAAACACCAAGAAGGAGAATTTACGGAATGGATCGTTAAACCCATTCCTCCATCGGAACGGCAGGAATCGGACCTGCGACCGCTCGGATATAAGCCGAGTGCTCTGCCAACTGAGCTACGTTCCGCTACGGCATATTAAAATGCCGCAATGTAGGATTTTTATCTTGTAAGCAACTCTTACAAGTTGCCATTAATTTAAAATTTTGTTTAGCTATACTGGATGCTCCGATTTCTCACTCTGGTGCTCAGCGTCGCTATCCAGATCGAGCAAATCTCCGGTGATGTCCGGTCCTTTTGATTTTGTTATATGTATTCTTTCCTCTGCACAAATGATAGGCAGCTGAAAGCAAATATCAGATATTGGACTATAAAACATTCTGTTACCTCCACATCAGAAACATGTTCAGCAACAGCAACATCACAAGTACCCATAATGCAATTGCTGTTTCTTTGTCTTTGGATTCTCTGCCAGATACAAATAGTATCAGCATAAAAATAACATCCAGCGTCGATATAATCGTTTTAATAATTACCATGGTTGTTTTCCTCTCACAAGTTTCTTTAGCAGGATTCGAACCTGCGAATACTGGAATCAAAATCCAGTGCCTTACCGCTTGGCGATAGCGCTATATTAACACTACTTTTCCGGCATGTAATAGACCATGTTATCAAATACAGTTATTCCCATACAAGGATCATTCATCTCAACGCATCTGATCGATATGTTTTTAGATACTGCAAACATTTCGGCCACCTGTTGTTTATCCATGTTTGCGCTAATAACTTGAAAAGCCGAAAATGCCTTGTGCATATCAGAGAATACTTCTTTTTCTCTACCTAAATTTGCATACGTCCCAATGGTAAACGTTTTTCCATCAACCATAGCAGTTATCATTCCATGATTTGCTGTGAATACCGCTCGGTCAAAATCAAGCGAAACGTCTTTGCTTTGTGATACTACTCTCATACTTTTCCATCCAATCTCTTTTTGTTTTTGAGGATATTTAAAGGACTTAGTAGTGCTGATTTTCTCAACCTATCAAACCCCCTCCCCATCCATGCCGAATCATGCTTTGAATATTGATAAATTGTTTGAATTGTTCGTTAAATTCCATTCGTATTTTACAACTATTCGCAAAACCCTTGTTTTGTGTAATGTATCAACGATTTAATGCGCCTTAAGACCATTAAACACTGGGCTTTAAATTGTTTGAATTGTCTATTGCGTTTTTCTAGCTTTTTTCAACCAGAATTGTCGGAGTTGTTCGGCAATCCTATACAATTATTAGCCCCAAGATGTGGCAGTTCTTCGGCTGTCAACGCTCTTGCTCTGGAACCCTGATCTCTAACGCCCGGCATATTGAAACCGCAATACTTGTTGAGTGATGGCATGTAGCACATTGGGTTGTTCTTCCCAGAAGTCTGTAAACCTACAAGACTTTCCTCACGCATTTCGTCAATCTTTTTGCAAATGTCGGAGCCTGATGAGCCTAGCTGCACGCCATTAACCCAACCGTTTAGCGTATCTCTATGTATTCCAGTGAAGAATACAAACCCTGTAATATTAATTATCTTCTCATAGTCATTGCAAAGGTCTATATATAAATCTAATATATTATTGACCTTGCCTGTGTCATATGCATTATTGATATTATTATCATCCTTAAGATATTTTGGATTTGTTTTAAATACATGCTCATAAACATATTTACAACAGTTGTACCATCTGTTTTGAGATACCTTACACATATCAGTTATATTTCTATCTTCCATCCAGAGATGTATATACATGTCGATATCACTTTTAAAAACATCAACGGTATTATTATTTATTTCCTGATTTTCAACTGCTGACATGATCGACATCTCCTCTCTCCAATACTGGAATATTTAAAATAAAAAATGCAACTGATACAATCAGATCATGATGATCTGATTGTACCGGCTGCATGAAGTCCGTTTCTTTCGGGACCTCGACGGCTGCCGCCGCCCGTTGCCCGAATGCGTTTTTAATTTAATAAAACAATATCATTCTATCATTTTCTTGTCAAGGTATATTTTAAAATTAAATTTTAAGCCTGTATATTATATATATTATTTATATAAATATACTGCCTTATTTATAATATATATTTTTAATATTACAAGAGAGAATATACTCTTTCTCTTACTCTAGTGTCTATATCTACGTTGCAAAAATGTTGCAATTTGTTGCAGAGGTGTTGCAGATGTGTTGCATTGCAACAAAACTAATACTATTCTATCATTTTGTCCTGTCAGTAATAAAATTATCACTCTTGGAATTTTGTGAAATTCTTACAAAGATTTTCTACGTTTTTCACAAAAAAGACGGCTATATTTCAAGCCGTCAAAATTTTTTAACCAACGCCTCCAGATATTCCTTTTTCAAGAAAAACCTGTTTATTTTATCCGGTGCATCGTGATTTTCTTTTATGAAATTTTCAGCGGCTTTTCTTACCGCTGCCGCATCCGCCTTATTAATATAAAGCCCTAAATTATGATTTTTACCGGAAAATTTAATCTGTGCACACCATTTGTCACTCTTTTTATAATAACAAACGCCCTTTATACCGGATGAATTGTTTTTATTATCCGGGGCGTTGTATGAATTTAAGCAACTACCTTTTTCGTGTACAAGTTTATCCCTTGCGATGCTGATCGACTCCGCGGCGCGTTCACGCTGGAGACAACCGCATGACTGCACATAACCGCCAGTTAGACGTGACGTAATATAAAAACATTCATTGCCACAAGAACAGGCGCACCGCCATAATGTGCGCCCGTTCTTGTCCTTACCGGCTTTTTCAACAACCTTAAGACGCCCGGTTTCAAACCCTTTCAAATCAACTTTTTTCATTTTTTATCTCTCGTTTTCAATGCGTGACGCAATGTATTCCAGCACCTCTTCTTTTATCTCTTTCCATGTCTTACCGTCAACATAAATATACTTATCGCAGCTCTCCCCTGAACCCGTCGGGGAATGATCTGAAATTCTCAGATCAAAGCTGTCAACATAATCGCCGTTCTCGTCCTGAATTTCGACATTGATATAATTACTCATGCCGTAACATCTTGATGCTTCATGATAACAGGACACATTTTTAAATTTCTTTTCAATCTGTCCCGGCAATGCCTCACATCTTTTTTCAAGGTATGATCTGCATGTCTGGTATCTGTTTTTTAAAATATCAGCGTCAAATTTCATTTTCATTTCCTCCGTTTTGGTGTTTTCCTTTGATCTGATATTATAATACACCATTAATATAATTTTGTCAACACTAATTTTAGTGCTAGAAGAATTTTATTTTTTCTTCATCAGTTGGGATAATTTCCAGCACGTCTGACGGTTGACATCGTAAAATTATACATATTGTATTAAGTGTGTCCGTCGTGATTCCTTTTCCATTCCGTAAATTCTGCATAGTTGCTTGGCTTAAGATCTTTTCCTTTCTAAGCCGCGCGCCATTATATCCGTGCGCTGAAAGTTCTTTTAAAACATCAATTTTATAAGAGAACATTTTTTAAAACCTCCTGTTTATATTATGCTTTCATTATATATAAACATGTTTTAAAAATCAATATAAAATTTTTCAAAATAACACTGAAATTAGTGTTGACACACACTGAAATTAGTGCTATTATAATCTCAACAGGAAAACAAAGAACAAAGCAGTAAAAATAAGAAAGCGAGGATTACAACATGAGAAAAACAGGAATGCGTTTTACATGGAGAACAACAAAAAACAGTGATGCAATCAACGAATTGAAAAAGAACAATATCTCATTTGAGTATAACCACTTTGGAACACTTACAGCCGACTTTTACGGCATCGGGATTTTTGAAAAGGTCGATTTTGAACATATCCAAGGCGATGTGTTTGAAATCTGCATAGCATAGTCGAAACCGCCCGCGTGGCGGTCTGTAGGAACTGCCCCACCTGCACCGATGAGACAGGGCGAACAATGAAAGGATGGTTGATTTTATGAAGATGATGACACTTGAAGAATCAAAAGAATACACACGCGAAAAATTGGCGCCATATTATGACCCTGAAAAAATAGAAAATATAGTTAATCAATATATTTCCGTGGCGGGTCCGGGTGTTGTCTTAGTTAGAAATAAAAATGTGGGACTTATGGAACTGTATCTATAATTAGCCGCCGCAGAGAATGCACGCCGGATCACTACCGGCGGCGGTTTTTACCCAAAAGGGATTTTATTTTAAGGAGGATTTATAAATGACACAATTAGAAAATTTGAAAAACCAGATCAAGGAATTAGAAAAATCATGTGATGAAGCGCGTGATAGAATTAAAAACGAGGACCTGCCGTTTTTAAACATTTATGAAAACAGAGCTGCATTTTTTATCAACAAAATAGAAATCCGAAACGTGACAAATCAGGGAATCCGGGTTTGTATTGTTTTTGAAGATGAAAAAGAGCTTGCAATCGCGATTAGTGATTATGCAGAGAATATAGCGTTTTAAGCCGGGATCATCCCGGCTTTATCCAGTCTCATGACCCATTCCAGTGCTTTTATACAAATGCGCCTTGACAATTTATGCGATCCGATCATATAATTACGCTTAAACGAACGCATATAAGGTCATTTAAGGCTTTTTATGAATGGATATAGTCATTTATACATTCATGATATAAAACGGCTTTAAAACGATTTTACAACGTTGTATTAATCATGTGTAAAGTTGTATGTTTTGCTACGCTTGTGCCGCACAATGCCGTAGATGATCGTTCACGGCGTGATCTTCCAGGATGCACCATGGAAACCACCGGGACATCACTGGGAAAACGCCGGGGCATGAAAATTCTGATTTTTGATCTCAAAATCGAGTCATTTTCCAAGAAGAAAAATTTCAAAAACTGAAAAACGAGATTCCAACTGTGAAAAGGCAATATGCACAGTAAATTATTATGCGTCATTTCGCAACTTGTGAAATTTGACTAATTCGTTCTCTTCTCTTTCTCTGGCTCTCGGTCTGTTTCTGTTTTTTCTGCGATTTCGTTGTTCTTGTTCCCATAAAATTCCTCATTCACTTTCTGGTTGCGTGATTTGTAATTTACAATCTTTACATCGGTGCTTAATTCATCCGGTATCTTCCCGACGATCAACACTGTATGCGGTTGCAGCCTGTCTGTCATTACTTTGAATCCCTCGCAAAACTCAATCCGAGCTGCCTTTGCCCGCACTCTTCCATTTGTACAGACAGCAATCACACCGCCCTTACTGTACCCGGCAAAACAAAGATCATAATTGTCTTTGTCCGGGATGCCTACGGACGGTATAACACTGATTCCGTTCAGCAGCATGTAATGTGCAAGCGCATGGTTCCGATACACGTTATACAGGTTCAATGCAAACGGCATACCGCAATCGCCAGTAGCAATACTGAAATCCGGCATACAGACCGAGTGGAAACACTTCAAGTGCTCCAGGTATTTATCCGGGTTATTCCACAGTCTTTGAAACTTTGAATCGTCAATATAAAAATTCACATTTAATTTTCTATGCCCTTTTATCTTTTGTGAAAAGCTCTCTCCAAAATCTATGGAATCCTCCGGCAAATAATCCAAGCTGCATGCCGGGACAATCGGGATCTGATATTTTTCATCAAGCTCCGCTCCATAGATCATATATTCTTTCATAACATCAAAAGATGTATGACATCCATTGTACAATACTATCACCCCAAAAACATTTTACCATTTTTCTTCTTGACAAACAACTTCTTTTGTGAAAAGCAAAGAACGTGCGGCGTAATCACTTCTGCTTAGTTCATTTATCAGCTTTTCCCTTGTCATTTCCGGGTTTGTCTTTTGAACATATCTTAACAATTCATCTACTTTATCCACTATGCCGCCCTCCAATCAATGTTTGCCATCAAATCATCCAAAAGGTAGATCAGATCGGTGCCATACAGGCTTATCCAGTCCGCGAGATACTCTTCCTGCTCAATCGGCATATGAATGTTGTATGAAAAGCAAAAACAATGGCAAAGTTCATGAGCCAGTATTTTTCGCAAATATCCATTTTTCGGTTTATCTGAAACATATATTATCCTATCATTCCAATCTGTCACAGCAAGGCTAATAGAGCCATCAGAGCGCATTAATTTATGACTTGCGCCGTGAACAAATTCTATTTTCCATTCAATACCATTTATAAAAAACATTTTCCCTCCAAACAAACAGGGGCATTTCTGCCCCTGCCATTACATTTTGGAAACAAGCGTTGACAGCTTGCTCTTTGTCATCGTGCGCTCTTCCGGTGTCATGTCAGAGATAAGCTCCGCCATATCCTCCGAAAGCTCTTTCATGTATCTTTCAAGGTCATGCATCTTTGCATCCTTGTCTTCTGGCGTATTGCCCTTGTGAAGCTCTTTGCTTTCCATGTAGGATTTACGGCTCATTCCGCTTTTACCTTCTCTGCGGTCACGCATACCGCCATCTGCCGCAATTGTAGGCTCTGTGTAATACATTCGCCCATGTGGTCGATCAATGTCGCGGTCATGCTCCATATCGTGATACATTTCAGGTGTCATGTGCCAGTAAGGCGGCTCGTCATATCCTCTCCGCGTTCCTCTTCCTTTTGGCGCAAATCTGCCGTCTGCGTACCGGTAACGGTCATAATACCGTCTGCCGTCTCCGTAACGCTCAAACATATCAAGAACCTGCTCTGGGTCTGATTCGTCCATTGATTTTGTAAGTGTCCGGTAATACATGGCTTCCGAAAGGTCTTTAAGCATGTCCGTGACTTTTCCCATCTCTTCTGTATCTACACATTCGATACCTTTTGCAAACTCACACTCTGCGCTTTCAGACAGTTTTTCGATCATTTCGTGCATTCTCTTAATATCCATAAAACCGCCCTCCTTACGCTTCCCGGACTGCAATTAAATTGCTGTTCTGAACTTCGATTGCCTGCGTAGAAGTATTCTGTACCGCCACCGCTACACAACAGCCGCGAGGAACATCCACATATGCCTGCGCCGAAACGTTAAAGAAGTTTTCAACTGCCGCCGGTGTAACAATCATTCGAGTTGACTGCAACGGTTCTCCGTCAATTGCAATAGCCAGTGAAATAGCTTCAACTGTGCCACCTGTAGGAATTTGAATGTTTCCGGAATAAGATACCAAAAATCTTGCCCGGCACTGATTTGTAAGTCCTCTTAATTTAACAATGCCGCTTCCCTGTCTATGAACAATGCATTTTGTTGCGCATACCGGAGTTTCTGTAAATGCTACATCTTCTCCCTGCGCGACAGTTTGAATTGTAATTCCTGTAAATTCTGCCATAATTATTTACCTCTCTTTCAAAAATAAGGGCAAACATTATAGTCTGCCCTTTGTGTTTATAAGCAATACTGCACAGCAGACATAATCGAGTTAAACTCAATTAAGATACTCAATTATTCAATTTTGTGTAGCAGCTACTTTTAGCAGCTACATCCTGCGTTGCATCCACAGCCATACGCATAAGCGTTAGGATTTGGAACAACATATGCCGGGATTGCAGCCGGATTTACAGCGTTGATGATCTGCTGTGTCTGCGCTGACATTGCAGTAGTGAGCAATGCAGACTGGCGATCCTGTGATGCGGCTCTTCTTAAGTCATTATTTTCTGCCTGTAAGGAAGAAATCTTTTCCTGACACAGGTAATCAAGGATTGCCCTTGTTCCTGCCTGCTGGCTGTCGATAATGTCTCTTGTGTTGCTGTTCATGGTGTTCTGCAGTGCACAGGTGTTCTGCGACATATTGTAGTTTACACCCTGGATAGCTTCCCTGGTCTCGCAGCAGCAATTAGCCAACTGGGACTGCAAAGCATTCTGTGCCTGCATAAGTGTCACATTTGTGGTATTAAATCCCTGCTGTGTCTGGTAGCCAAGGTTGCAGATTGCATTGTCTACACCATGGAAACCGTTCATAACGGCGGTATTCTGTGCGTAAAATCCATCACAGAGACCATTTGTGATACCATCTAACTTTCCGATGATAGCCTGCGTGTCAAACCCACGCTGAATTGCAGAGTCGGTGTATGCAGATGCTGTCGCTCCCATACCTCCGTTTCCTCCCCAGCCATTGCCGCCAAAGCCGCCCCAGCCAAAGATCATAGCGAAGATAATGATAGCCCACCAGCCATCGCCGCCCCACATACCATCATTGTTTCTTCCGTTTCCTGTCACTGCTGCAATATCAGCAAGACTAGGCATTGCATTTCCATTAAACATTTTGTTTACCTCCATCTGATCTATTTACAAATGGGATAACCGGTTATTTTGCGCGCACCCCAAAATGTACTAATGATTAAACATGCTCATAACTTTCTGTTTTGCTTCATCTACCGTAATTCCTCTTTCTTTACAGAGATTCTCTGCCATTGTCTTAAGTCCACCTGTATCTCCGCTTTGATACATTTGCATGGCATTTTTTGCCATAGGATTGTTTTGAACCTGCGGAGAATTCATCATCTGATTTAACAATAATTGTGCCGGATTCATTCTGGATCACTCTCCTTTTTTACCTGTGAAGTTTTTCTTTGACTGCTTGGAATTTTATCTAATCGGTTTTCTATCTGTTCAATCTTCCCAAAAAGTTCATCAAACTTCTGCATAAATGCACCTGTGCACTCGTCTGATAGGTCAAATTTCAATTTTTCAGTATCATGCGATAAATTGCTAACAGTATCATGCGAAACTGGCTTAAAAACGATTGTGCGAATTGTGCCATCTGCGTTCCAACTTTTAGCGTATATTTCTGTCATATCCTGTTTTGGGAAAAATGCAACGCTGCCATCCATTGGCACATCATTGGCAGTGATGTTTTCTACCGCCGGAACTACTTTTCCATTTATGCCAAAAGTTTGAACCGGGATCTGCTGCTGAATTTGCTGCGGTGCCTGCATATAATTTTGGGTATTATCAATGCGTGGCTGATTCATATACGGATTGTATGCGTACTGCTGCCCGTATTGCTGCATCTGCTGATTATAAATCGGATTCTGGTATGCTCCGCTCATATTCATCCTGTTTGACCTCCTCTAAAACATCTTCTATTGCGTGTATGATAGACGACTGCGTTGACAAGTCCAAGGACTGTAACTCTTTTCTGGCAAAAATTTTTTCAAGAACTTCATCTGAAAACACCACCATCCCTCCCTTTGATTATATTTTTGCATAAAAAAAGGCGGCAAAACCGTCACGATTCCGACAGTTTGCCGTCAAAAAATACAACAAAAAAAGAACGCATTAAGCGTCCATACATCCGTTCGTGTTACCTTTAGTGTTACCTTTGATTTTGACCTTTAGAAAAGACACCATTCAAAAACTCCTTTCTTTCAGTAAAATCAAGGCTTCACAAGGTTTTCTTAAACAAAAATAAAGTAGCGGAAGGGAGATTCGAACTCGGTATCAATTCTCTCAAACCCGCATAAAT